AAATTATAGATGCAAGTTATCAACCTGTAGTAACAAAAGAATCTGCTGAACTTCAATTATATGGTTATAATGGTGATAATTCTAATTTTGTTTATAGTTTTGATCTTAAAACTGAAATTACAAATGATTTTGCTACAATGGTTTCTATTGGTTCAACAGCAGGAGGTTATGCAAAAGGAATGGAAAACACTATGTTTTCAAAATGGAATAAAGGATTAATAGATATATTTAAAGAAAATTATACTCCACCAAAACAAACTTCAACAAAAGATGATACAGATCCTCCTAATCTTACATATGCTTCTGAATTTTGGAGAAAAATATATTCTCCTTATGGTTTAACATTTCCTCAAGATATTAAAAAGGATTTTTTTACACCTAATGCTTGTGCTATTTCACCCGAACTTATAGATAAAAATCTCGTTTTAGTTCCTGAATTTTATAGATATTGCCAATATAAAATACAACAACAGGAACAAAAATATGCATCTCCAACAAACGGTTTTATTCCTATTAGTTTAGGTATTACTTTAGAGGGTATTTCTGGAATTAAAATTTATAATTATGTAAAAGTTGATACTAGATTTTTACCTTCAAACTATCCTGATAATTTAAAATTTATAATTAAAGGAGTTAACCATAAAATTTCAGCAAATAACTGGGAAACTTCTTTAGAAACTGTTGTAATAGCTAACAGTAGTGATAAAAATGGAAAACCATTCAAAAGTTATAGTGAAATTAAAATAATTGTAGATGAAGAAATTGACAAAGGAAAAAAACTAGCAGATCTAGCAAATCTAAAAGCAAATAATGAAGACAACATATACAAAGAAAAGATATCACCACCTCAAAATCAAATAGGAACAACAGCTGGTGCTGGGGAACAAGTTATCCCATTACTAGACCAGCAATCTATAGCTAATGCAAATTCTTTTCTTGAAAAATCTATGAAAGAAGCAGCAACAACATGGTTTAAAGATAATAGAGAAACTCATGGAAAATGTGGTGGAATTACTTATAAATTAGCAAATAGATTAGCTAGAAAACTTCGTAATAAATCTATAACAGATGTAGGTGGGAATAATGCTTGGTCTCCTACTCTTAGAACTAATTTAAAAAATTTAGATATATACCAAGAAATTTCATACCAACCTTATGGATCTGGACTAACTAATTCACAATTAAGATCAACAATAGATAATCAAATTGTTCCTCATGTTAATTATGGGGATGTCCTAGCTTACTTTCAAACCCCACCACCTAATTCAGGGGGTGCAAAATATCATGCACAAATTTGGACTGGAAATTTATATAAAGGACAAACCCATTATGGAGATGTAGGAGTAGGATGGACTACAGATTCAAAAACTAATTATGGAACCGGACTAGTATATAGTGCTCCAAATTTACCTTGGACATTATATTGGTTTAGAATTAAAAATGAATATAAAAATACTACTGGACCTGTATCAACAACACCTGCTCCTACTTTAAGTCCTAGAGAAATTAAAGAAAAGTCAGCTAGAGGATTTAATAATTTAACTTATAGATTATCATTAATATATCAATTAAAAGATGATTATGGGTCTGGAACATATAACAGAGATAATAATGGTATCCAAGTAAAAAAATATTTATTTTACGATGCAAAATCTTTCACAGGGGATGATGAATTAAAAGCAGTAAGATTATTAGAACAATGGCTTGAAAACCAAACACAAAAAGTTGAACTTGAAAAACTAACCACTAACGATGCCCTGGAATTCCAAAAATACCTTCGACTTTTAATTTTACGAACTAAAACTGGAGAGGATGAAGTAACATTTAAATCAGCATATAATAATGAGGTTAACAACGTAACTATTAACCCTAATTTTTAAAAAAAATTTAAAAACATGCCATATTATCCGCTCTCCCAAATTAAACCTAACCTATATACTAATGGGGGGGAATATGCTTTATCTACTACTAAAGAAAATTATATTGGATATTATTATGAAGTATCTAATGGTAAAAAATATACTGGAAAAACTCCACAAGATGGGCAAAATATTCTTTTAATTCTCCCAATAACAATTGATGATGATCCTTTACAATCTATCCCATCAAATCCTTTTATTTATTACATAAATTATCAAATTCCAAATGTAGTAGATAAAAAATATGAAGATATTATATCTTATGAATATTGGAGTTTAAAAACAGATAGATCTATACGAAGTATTCCCCCACAATTTAAACCATTACCAACAGTAAAAGATTATTCTTTAGGAGTTTTTCAACGTTTTTTTTGTAAAAAAAATAATGAAAATATCTATTTTGAAACGGATAGTGATTCTCATGCAAAATTATCTCAAAAAAATTCAGAAATAGCATTTGATTTATATTCATCTTTATCAACTTTATGGTATTTAAAGGGAGATAAAGAAAAAATTTATCAAGCAAATAAAGGATTAATTAGACTAATTGAACAAAACCAAAAATGGCATGGATTTTCTCAATTTTTTAAAGAGGATTATTTAAAATATTACTTGGAATCCTAAATTTTAATTTATATCTTTAAAGCATGTACTGGCTTATAGAAGATATTGAACATATAGAAACAATTTGTCGCACTAAGCATCAAGCAGCTTATATTGATATTATCCCCTGTTCACATACACTTCACCCTGTTGAAAACAGTGTATGTGCTATTTATTTCCGTTTTGAAAACGACAATAAAGGATACATTATTTCTGTAAACCATAGCGAAACAATAAACTTTGATTTAGAGACAGTAGAGAGAGTATTAAATAGTATAGAAAAAATTAATGTAAGAGATAAAAAAGAATTTTTACATTATTTCTGTCTCAAGCATGTTTACCAACCACCCCCTACCCCTCATCCGTATATACCTCAATTAACACCTGCTCACAACCATATTTACAATAAGCATTTAAATATACAAGATTTAAACACAATAGTGCCGATTGTAAAACACTATGAAGTATGTGAGCAAAACTATTTAAACTTTAAAGAAGATATAAACCCATTTTACAATAAAGCAGCAACCGTGTTTGCTCAACTCGAACAAGCGGGTATAAAAATAGACCAAACTAAATTCGAGCAGTACTTCAATAAAGAGGTAAACGAGTTTATATACACGCAATATAACCTAAACACACTAACAACAAGACCCTCCAACGCATTTGGAGGAATTAATTTTTCAGCTTTAAATAAAGACAATGGAGAAAGAGAATGTTTTATACCGCGTAATGACCTTTTTATTGAAATGGACATTAGTGCTTATCACCCTAGTATTATTGCCAATTTACTTAATTACACTTTTGATAGTAGTGATGTCCATGGCTCTTTTGCTAAAATGTATAGAGTGGATTACGCCAAAGCAAAAGAAATCACGTTTAAACAAATTTATGGAGGAGTTTGGAAAGAATATCAAGAACTCCCATTTTTTAAGAAAGTAATAGCATATACTGATGATTTATGGGATACATTTAATTATGGAGGATACATTGAATGTCCAATTTCAAAGCATAAATTTGTAAAAAGTGAAATGGAAAACATGAATCCACAAAAACTCTTAAATTACTTACTTCAAAACTTGGAAACCGCAAATAATATTTGTATACTATATGAAATATTTAAAATATTACGAGGGAAAAATACTAAACTCGTATTATATGTTTACGATTCATTTTTATTTGATTTTGATGAAAATGAAAAAGATGTAATAGAACAAATATCTAAAATAATAAATGGTAAAAATTTTCAATTTAAAATTAAAACCGGCACAAACTACAACAATATAAAATAAGTTATGTACAATATTCTTGAACAACCCACCAATATGTATGATCAATATGACTACAATGTCACATTTGATTCATTACTTATGAACAATAGGTTGTTTTGCACTTTTTCCCCATTAGATGATTTAGATTCATTAATAAATGGACTTACCTCACGTTATACAATAATGTATAACAAAATGTTTGTGTTGCATATTAAAAGTAACAATGAATATGTTGTAACATACAATGTAGATCAAGGAAACATAAACGACATCCCAGAAAATACAATTTTAGTACATAGAAAAAAAGATTCCAACACACTCTATACAATTAATGCATTAAATGAATTAATTAAAAAATTAAATGGTGGAGCAGTAGACACAAATTACCCAGTGAATTGGCAACATTATAGAAATTGTATATTGTTGACCCAACACAATGAAATTAAGCAACTTAATACAAAGATTTTTAAGATTATTGAATTATAGTTGGCTTAGCAAATAAAGGTTATTATATTTAGTTGTAAACAATAAAAAATAGTTATATATGAATCTAGATGCAATCAAGAAGAAACTTGAATCTATGCAGTCCAAACCAACAGGGGGAGGTGCAAACAATCAAACCAAGCGATTTAAACCGCAAATTGGTAAACAAACGGTACGTGTTGTTCCGTTCAAATACAACAAAGAATTTCCATTTACGGAAATGAAATTTTACTATGGAATTGGTAGTAAAAAAGTAATTGCTTCTCCTTTAAATTGGGGTGAGAAAGATCCAATTGCTGAATTTGCAAAACAACTTCGTGGTACAAATGACAAGGAAAATTGGAGATTGGCTAAGAAATTAGACCCTAAAAATCGTATTTTTGCTCCTGTAATTGTACGTGGTGAAGAGTCAGAAGGAGTTCAAATGTGGGAATTTGGTAAAGAAATTTACGAAGCATTTTTACAAATGGCCGCAGATGAAGAAGTAGGTGATTTTACAGACATTATGATGGGACGTGACATTAAGTTAGTTACAGTTGGACCTGATTCTACAGGAACAGTTTACAACAAAACTACAATTACACCTTCTATGAAAACATCACCATTAACTGAAGATGAAAAATCTTTAGAATTATGGTTAGAGGATCAAGTTAATCCAAAAGAATCTTACAAAATGCTTCCATTTGATGAAATCAAAACAGCACTTGCAGAATGGTTAAATCCTGAAGAGGAAGAAGAATTTACTCCTGCTGATGGAAAATTAACAGTAGAGGAAAAACCACAATCAAATTATAGTTTAACTACAAAACCAGAATCTAAAAAATCTAAAGCAGATAATTTTGATGCTTTATTTGAAGAAGATGATGATTTGCCATTTTAATTTATATTAAAATATGGCAAAAACACAACCAACTAGAAAATCGCTAACTGAAGCGGCGGATAAAGAATTAAAGTCCGCCTTTAGTTTAGACAAATTTAAAGCAAATAAAGGTTTAGCATCTAATGTTAAATTTAAAGAACAAAAGTGGATACCATTTTCACCAGCGTTACAAGAAGCTTTATCTATTCCTGGAATTCCTTTAGGCCATAATTCAATGGTTAGAGGAAAAAGCAACACAGGAAAATCTACTATGACTATTGAAATAGCAGTTAATGCTCAAAAAATGGGAATATTACCTGTATTAATCATCACTGAGATGAAACACGATTGGAACCACTGGAAAACAATGGGGTTTGAAATTGATGATGTAGTTGATACAGATACTGGAGAAATAGTAGATCAAACAGGATTCTTTATTTACAGAGATAGAAGCTCTTTAAACTCAATTGAAGATATTGCTGCATTCATGATCGATTTATTAACTGAACAAAAGAAAGGCAATCTACCATATGATCTACTCTTTATATGGGATTCAGTTGGTTCAATCCCATGTGATATGTCCATTAATCAAGGGAAAAACAACCCAATGTGGAACGCAGGGGCTATCGCAACTCAATTCGGTAACTTTATCAATCAACAGATTGTAATGTCTCGTAAAGAAAGCTCAAAATACACGAATACTCTGTTTATTGTAAACAAAGTAGGTGTAGCACCTGCCTTAACTCCAATGTCACAACCTAGAATGACAAACAAAGGTGGAGATACATTTTATTACGATGTTTCTTTATGTTTAACATTTGGTAACGTTACAAATGCTGGTACATCAAAAATCAATGCTGTTAAAGATAAGAAAAAAGTTGAATTCGCATTACGTACTAAAATTGCTTGTGATAAAAATCACATTAATGGAATTACTACAATGGGAACTATTATATCAACAGTACATGGATTTATTAAAGATGATCCAAATGCAGTTAAAAAATATAAAGATGCACACGTTAAAGAATGGGCAGATATATTAGGACAAGGTAACTACTCAGTCCAAGAAGATACTAGTGAGTGGGATGAAAAAGTAGCTACCCCAGATTTATTTGAAACCGAAGATTAATATGAAAAAAGACCTCTTAAACCTCCTTGATACTGTGCAAGAACATGGAGAAGAATTGCCACAATCAGAACGCTACCTGCTAATAGATGGACTTAACTTATTTTTTAGAAATTTTAGTGCTATAAATGCCGTAAATTCAAATGGAGTCCATATAGGAGGTTTAGGGGGATTTTTTCGATCTTTAGGTGCTTTAATTAGAACACTCCAACCAACACAAGTTTACATGGTGTTTGATGGTGTAGGATCCTCTAATATTAGAAAAAATATTATTCCTGAATACAAATCAAATAGAAATACATCTCGAATAACTAAACACGAATTATTTGACAATTTAGAAGAAGAAGATGACTCTAAAATAAATCAAATTGTTCGCATCATCCAATACTTAAAAACATTACCTGTTAAAACAGTATCTTTACCTACAGTAGAGGCGGATGATATCATCGCATATTTAAGCAGTACATTGCCTACAAAACCCGAAGACAGAGTATTCATAGTATCTAGCGATAAAGATTACCTGCAGTTAATTAGCGATAAAGTTATAGTCTACAGACCAATTGAAAAAGAATATTACACTACAGATACAGTAAAAGAAAAATTCAACATTACCCCCCATAACTTTTTACTTTACAAGTTACTAATGGGAGATAGTTCAGATGGTGTAACAGGTATTAAAGGATTAGGGGCAAAAGGTTTATTTAAACGATTCCCTGAACTTACAACTCAAGATTTATCCTTTGATGATTTAATAAACTTAGCTGAAGCTAAATTAAAAGAGCATATTATATATGCAAGAGTACTACATAACATACCACTATTAGAAGACAAATATAGGGTAATGGATTTATCAAATCCTATGATGGATGATAAAGATAAAATGTTTATCGATAAGTTTGTAGAAAATACACCATTAAATTTTTTTCCTGATACATTTGTTGAAATGTGCAATGAAGATCAAATTGGGAACCTAATAAGAAATACAGATTATTGGGTTCGCGATATTTTTAAAGATTTGTTGGAAAACCAACAATAAGTTATTACATTTAAATAAAAGTTATAAAATGACACTTCAATCAATTGATGAATACGGTCCCTCGTTTCAAATGAAAGTTATATCTTCTTTATTAACACATAAAGAATTTTTACAAAACATAAATGATGTACTAAGCGATGAATATTTTTCTAACCCTGCACATAAATGGGTTATAAATCAAATCATCCAATATTATGAAAGTTATCACACTACCATTTCAATGGATATTTTAAAAGTTGAAATGAAAAAGTTAGATAACGAGGTACTTAAGGTATCTGTTAAAGAGCAATTACGTGAAGCATATAGAGCAGATTTAGAAGATTTAGAGTATGTTCAACTTGAATTCTCAACATTTTGCAAAAATCAACAACTAAAAAAAGCACTACTAAATAGTGTAGATTTACTTAAAGCAGGAGATTACGATTCAATTAAATATATGATTGAATCAGCAATGAAAGCTGGACAAGATAAAAACATAGGCCACGAATACAGAAAAGATACTGAATCACGTTACCGCGAAGATCACAGAACAATAGTTCCATCTCCTTGGCCCGCTATTAATGAATTAATTCAAGGTGGTTTAGGAAATGGAGATTTAGGTTTAATTTTTGGCAGTCCAGGTGGAGGAAAATCATGGACATTAGTTGCTTTAGGTGGATTTGCTGTTAAGATGGGATACAATGTTATTCACTATACTTTAGAATTAAGTGAATCCTATACAGGACGAAGATACGATGCATTTTTTACAGGCTTACCAGTAGATTCTTTAGACAAAAATAAAGATCAAGTAAATAGTATGATGTCTGATCTAAAAGGTGAATTGATAATTAAGGAGTATCCTATGGGAAAAACTACAATAAACACTATAGAATCCCACATACAAAAAGTAAAAGATTTAGGGATTGAACCTGATCTTATCCTTATAGATTATATTGATCTTCTTTCAACAAGAAAAAGAAATGTTGATCGTAAGGGAGAAATAGATGATATTTATACTAGTACCAAAGGATTAGCTAGAGAGCTTAATTTACCAATTTGGTCAGTTTCCCAAGTAAATCGCGCGGGAGCTAAAGATGATGTTATTGAAGGTGATAAAGCCGCAGGTAGTTACGATAAAATGATGATTACCGATTTATCAATTTCATTATCAAGAAAAAAAGAAGATAAAGTTAATGGGACCGGAAGATTCCATATCATGAAAAATAGATATGGGATGGATGGATTAACTTTCCAAGTAGATGTTAACACATCAAATGGTCACATTATTATTGGAGATCATTACGATGAAGAAGCAGATACAGTTGCACCAAGAAAGTCATTAAATGGTAATTTTGATGATTTAGATAGACAAATGTTAAGTAATAAATTTTTTGAATTAAACACATGATAACAGAACCAAGACACTTTTACAAACCATTTGAATATCAAATTGCGTTTGATTTCTTTAAAGATCAACATCGAGTACATTGGCTAGCAGATGAGGTACCTTTATCCTCAGATTTGAATGACTGGAAACTTAAATTAAGCGAATCAGAAAAAAACTTAATTGGAAATATTTTAAAATCATTTACTCAAACCGAAGTACATGTTAACGATTATTGGTCCACAAAAGTATCAATGTGGTTTCCAAAACCAGAAATACAAGCTATGGCTCGTGTGTTTGCTGATTTTGAATCAATACATGCTGAAGCATATGCACGCTTAAATGAAGAACTAGGTTTAGATAATTTTGCAGCTTTTATGGAAGATGAAGAAGCTAAAGCAAAAATTGATCGTTTAATTGAAACTCCTGGAGAAACATTAAGTGAAAAAGCTCTTTCATTAGCTATATTTTCTGCATTTACTGAAGGTGTAAATTTATTTTCTTCGTTTGCTATTTTAATGTCTTTTCAACTACGAAACATGATGAAAGGAACAGGCCAAATTGTAGAATATAGTGTTAGAGATGAATCCTTACATTCAAAAGCAGGATGCTGGTTATTTAGAACATTAATGGAGGAAAATCCACATTTAGCTACAAAAGAATTTGAAGACCAAATTTCAATAGCTTGTGATATATCAGTACAATTAGAATTTGATTTTATTGACAAAGCATTTGAAATGGGTGAAGTTGAAGGTTTAAATAAAGACCAATTAAAAAACTTCATTAAGGAACGTGCCAACCAAAAATTAATTGAATTAGGTTATAATCCTTTATACAACGATATCGATCCAAATTTATTAAAACAAATGGAATGGTTCGGACATTTAACAAGTGGTAAAACACA